TGTATACCTCGACCAAAACCCGTACCCATGGCTTGAGCTTTCTTGTTTCCTGTCTCAATCTTTATTAGATTCTCATATTCCAGGTCTTGATGCAGGGTATCTGCAACCTGTGGTGTATTGTTTATTTCAACAAGGACATATGCGTTGTTGTATAGTTTGGCTGTATTGTAAATGACTGTCGGGAAAAGGACGGGCGAAATTGAGGAGGAGTTGTACTTAGCAACTTGTTTATACGGAACTGCGGAGATATCAAAGACGGAAAAGGATGAGGCATCCATGTTTCGTCCTTCTGACGGGTCCACGGTGATGGCGTAAAGATGGTCGAGTTTTGTTTCATTTTCGTCAGCTTTAATCGGCAGTTCAAATATATCCAAAAGCTCATGTTTGACAACCGGATCATTATATACCAATTGAGCAAGTTTGGAGCCAGATATCAGAGTGTTAGTTGAACCTAAGAATTCACACTCAAACTCCTGACGGAACTGTTCTTCAGAAGTGTTCTTGATTGTTTCTTCTTTCCACTTTTCATCGCGTCCCGGTACCATCGACCAATGAATTTCAAATGTCTTGTAGCCGTTACGCTTATTCATTGCATCCATCCACAACTTGTAGAATAGATTCATGCCGTTGGGTGTAGATACAATAATAATCTTGGTAGTTTTACCAGATGAGATAACGGGGTAAACAGAGTTGAAGAATTCGTTGGCGATGTTGTTTGGAACGAAAGCGAATTCGTCCAAGAATACAATGTTAAATGCACCACCTCGGATAGCAGAACTTGATGTTGATGCAGCAATAATCTTTGATCCGTTTTCGAGTTCTACATTACCCTTGTTCCATGTGAGTACGCCTTGTTGCAACCACATTGGTAAGTTTTCATAGGCCAGTTGATATTTGGCTAGAATGTCTCTGGCTAAAGAACCTTTGTTAGCCAGAACAGCAATGTTTTGGTCATCCGAAAATAATGTAACCCAAAGAAGATATGCAACCGATGTTGTTGTTTTGCCAACCTGACGGGGACATTTGGTTATTGAGAAACGATTTTCATGGTATGTCTGAATCATTTCTCTTTGAAAGTCCCACATCTTAAAGGGCATCAAACCTTGATCGACGTTGACAATCTTGATATATTTGGCTGCAAAATACACAGGATCTTGTGAGCATTTTACATACTCAGCAATCTGTTCTTGTGTGTATTGTACCTCAACGCCAGCCCTTTTAAGTAAAGGATTATCGCGGTAACTATCCTTATTCTGTATCGGCATCTTTTTTGCCTTTGAGCAGCTTGTTTAGTTCCGCTGTTGAACCCACAAATATTGCTTTGTCTACATTTACGCTACCATCTTTTTGTTTGATGTTCTTCATATCACGAACTGCCTTTTGCATTGTCATAAGTTTTTCATTTGCTTCTGCGGTATTTTTAATTAGAGTAGCAACAACTTCAAATGCTCTGGGGTGTTCGGTATCTGTAGCAATGGCCATGAGATGGTCGATAGCATCGTTACCTTTTTTAACCAACTCTTTCAAAGTTTTTCTCGACTCTTCATAGTCTTGATCCAAATCTTGTTCAAGTCTAGCCGGTGTACCAAATTTGGTTTCCACTATTGGTAGAGTTTGTTGTTCTACTACCGATAGTTTTTGTTGTTTTGGTTCCACATCAAATATTTCAGACATGCTTTTTTCAAAATTACTCATGTTTTAATCAATCAGGACTCAACAATGGTTGTCGTATATGTATAATTATTTGGTAAAATCACATTGGATGGATTCGGTGTGATCGTGATCGTTGCAGATTCTCTCGGCACTATCGAATAATTATTTGCGATCCAAGTTGAATGGCTTGTATATCCTATTACATTTGAACCTGTGACGAAATGACCATGCATACTTGAAATGGTTAATGTGTTTGCAGTCGGCAACCAATATTCAACTTTAGCTGTAGCCGTGGCAGTTTCATACGAATAGCCTTGATAGACGGTCTCACCTATCAAATAAGTGCCCCGACCATTTCTTAGTTTGATAACAACATCTGTCTCGCCTAAATTCACATCATCTAAAATATTTGTAATAGACGATCTAATAATTTTTGGTTCTGAAACTGGGCCATACAAGTAGCCCTTGACTGTAAATCTTAATGTCCAAATAATGCTTCTGATTTTTGAATTGTAGTCGCCTTCATAATCTATTTCGTGAGAAACATCATTGAGTATAAGAGGAATTTGTTTAACGATACCCATTTCAGGTACCAGATTGACAGAAATTGTGTAGTCTGGTGTAAAGAATGGAAGAATCTTTTCCATTAACTGTGCGCCATCCTCAATGTTACGCACATACGCATACAATTCAAAATCGAAATTAAAAGGAACTGGATTATAAACTGCAAGTGTGGTGTTTTGTGCGCCACCAGCATGTGTTAGTTTTTGATTCGTGTTTAGTTTTCTACTCGCATCATAAGTCATGTCTGTCATTTCAAACGACATGATTGGTAGAGTTACCTGTACCTTTTTGTCTAGGTTTGGATCACCTTCTAGGCGAGAAACATATTTTTCTTTTCCACCATACACAATAGGAACAAGAAAATGTTCTTGTTCTACACCATTTGCATCATATCGTGAAAGTGAAATGTTGTTAAAAACATTTCCGAAAGCCACTACGAGTTTTCGGATTATTCTGTGGTAAGCGTAACTCATGTTGGTAATCCGAATGGGTTATTCTCAGACAGGTCAACATAGTTGTCTGCTTCCGTTTGAATTACAAAGTTGTCGTATATCTCACGCTCTTGTGGATCTGTCAGGGGATCTACTGCGTTTGCAATAATAAAGTTTGCGCCGCTGGTATTTCCAATGACACGTTGTGTGTTAGCAAATGTGCCAAGTAGATCAGTAACTTTAAGTGTTCCTGTTGGACGATCCCAATATGTAACTGTGCCTGATACGCCAGCAACGTTTGCAGTAACGGCTTCACCGACTGTAAAGTTATTTGATGCATTGTTTGCTGTCATCATTAATGTAACATTGTATGCGTCTTGTACAACCACATTGTCAACATCTGGAATACCAACTGCGATTGTTTCTTGCGAGTATTTGAATTTCTCAAGTTCCAATTTATAGAAATAGGGATACTTGTTACCCAAAACATAAAATGATTCCGAGTAATTTACATACTTAATTTCATACATCTCGCCTCGCTGAGACAAGAACGGCACATAAATTAAATCACCTTCGCGTGGTCGAACATATCTGTCTTGTGGTACCCAACGAGCGAACGAACGCTTGGAAATAATTACAGACATGTTATTGCGAATCTCTAGCCCAAACTTGGAGAAGAACTCTCGCTCACCTTCGTAGCCGTCCACATTTGTAACATACAATTCAAGTGGATATGCGGCAGTAAACTTTTTCAGCGGATCTTCACCATAGATTAAGTCTCTAGCAGCCTCATTTATATTTGGTATATAATAACAGTCCACACCATTAATTTTAATGGTTTCAATCATTACATCCTCGATAAGCCTTTGCTCGGCCGTATCGTTGTAATTATTAAAATATAGATTTGTTGCCATTAGTTCAGATACCACTCAACTGGCAACTCATAGCTATTAGACATTTCAAGTTCTAGGTCTTTAATTTCTTGAACTGCTTCATCGAAGATTTGTTGTCCGTTAAGAGTAACGCCGCCAGGCAATTGAACACCAGCAAACTTCTTCAGATTGCCACCCCATGTTCGTTTTATTAGTGCTGTTGCGTATTCTTTGAGCCAACGGTCGTTCCATACTGCTGCATAATCTTCTGGCTTAATTGTTGCATAACATTCTGCAATGACAACTGCTCCTTCTTGTACAGCGGATCCCCAGTTCCAGTCAATGAATAATTTATGCATATGTCTTTGAAAGCGAATTGGAACTTCACCAGTAAACATAATCTCCAAAGAACGGAGATGTTGCATCGTTAATGTATAATTGATATATGAAGCGGAAGTAAAGTCATATAATTCATTTAGTCGTAACTGGTAACGCAAATCAAACATGTTTGCGGTTGCAATTGAATCTGTGATTGGAAATACTCTGGTAACACCAATGATATTCACATGGTTGTTTTGAGAGTCCACCGTCACATCAGGATCTAAATTGATATACTGATTTGACATATCAGTAGCATCTAACCGTTTTATATAATATAGCTTTTGGAGTGCGTCAAAATGGTAGTCTTGCCAGTATTGCAACGCATCATCAATACGATCTTCCACCTGGTCGTCATCGACGTTAATATCTATGGTGGGGAACCCCAGACGGCGGAGGCAGTATTCTTTGAATGTTTGTCTGTTTGTTACTGATGGCATTTTGATGGAGTCCGTTATGCTACCACCATATTTAGTTAAACTCCCAGCTTCAATTCACGATCAATTAAAACCCAATTTTTTTCTGATTTCCGTAGCTGAAATCGAATGAGTTGCATCATCAAAGACTTCTTGCTCGATTTTGTAACCAACATCCCGACCATAGGTAATGTTCACAACATTAGGTACTACCTGTATTTCGTATTGCCCCTGATATAGTGTGTCCAAGTCTCTCCGAATGTAGCCCTTAACTTGTTCAATAGCAAAGGGGTTGCTTCCGTTCCAACCCTGGCAATCTCGGATTTGAATAACTACCTGACCCGTCTTGGCAATTGAGCGTTCAAATAATGCACGGTGACCTGGATGCCATGGTTGCCAACGACCCAACATTTGTACCGTTTCTTTCTTCCAATCAAATGTAGGGCGACGACGACGATCAATAATGTGTTGACCAATAAACTCTGCCCACTTTTCTGCGTTTTGTTCCGTAACACGAAAATCGTAGTGCTCGGGCTCAACAAAGGCTGCATTGGTATCTGCATAACGTCCTTCGCGAATAGTGTCTACCCAGATGGTCCAATCAGCTTTGAAGTTGTTACGCATTTCAACTAGCGGTGCAACAAAGTCACAGATCACATATTCTCCGCCAGCTTCTATACTGAACTGGAACATACGCAGGCTTTGACGGATACGGCCATCGTTACTGAAGTCCCAGTCGTTGTACTTGCGACGAATATCATCTGCGTTAAACCAAGTTACTTGGGCATTCAAATCGCCAATGTGTTGGCTAAGAGCACGACCGTAACTAATATCGCCGTGTGTTTCCAAGTACGTTTTAAGAGCACCGGCTAACATTGTTTTGCCAGCACCGGGTAAACCCATGATTAAAATTCGTTGTGTCATTGTGTTCCTTAAGGTTGATATGGTGATTTACTTCTTAGTCGGCGTAGGAAGTCTCTGGTAGTATCTGTGACTACACCAGTCATCTGCAGAGTAATTCTTGGTCCATGGCCGGCATTGGCTGTGGAATGCGGAATATTTTGCCAGTCGAATGTATGCACATCACCAGCTCGCCATCCTGTATGAATGTGGTTACCGTAGCTAAAAAAATGTCCAGGTTCATAATCCGTGAGTGCAATCATAACTCGCATAACCCGGCTTGGGTCTTCTGGATTCCACTTTTCCAATTTATCTAAATGTAAATTCCATACTTGGCCTGGACGTTGAACGTGAAGACGCATTTGGGCATTATCCATGCCAAACCAAACAAGCAGTCGATCAAACACTTCAGGAACATCCCAGGTCAAATCACCAACTACATAATCTTTGCCGTAGCCAAACTGCTCAAGATCGTACTCTTCTTGATCATATTCTGCAGCAGTGCGGTCTGCACCCTTGCCACGAGTTCGCCAAGTCTTGGGTTGAACTATCTCTGGAATAGTTGCTAACTCTTCTTTCCAGAATGGATCGATATTACCTAAAAAAGTAACCTTGTCTTGATCTGGATCAAATCTAAAATTATCAAAATGATAATTGCTACGTTGTTTGGTTAGTTCCCATGCACTGTTCATAATACTTTTACCCTTACTTTATTATCAGCATAGTTCTGTCTATGCGGTTCTGGTGGTACAGCTATGCCCAACCGCTCGCACAGTTCAACATTGTCATAAACAAAACTAGCATAGTCCCAATGTTGTCGCATATCCCCATTTTGTCTTTTGATTTCTACTGCCATCTGACGCAAATCTTTATAATACTTATTGTAGCTAGGGTAGGTGATAGTAAAATGACCGCATTTGACCCACCAGCCCAAACAGGCATCATCACCGCGATGCACTAGAATAACAGGAGCATCCGGCCATGTGTGTTTGATAAACCCTATGTTATGGCAAAATATATGGCTTTTAATAATGCGTACACCTGTGCCTGAAAACGGTTCATCAAAGCGCCGTTCTAATTCTGTTTTGCTTAAGGTTGTAATATCAGCCGGTAAGTCAAATTCCATGCCTGGGTCAAAGTACGCACCTTGGTGCATGAGCAACATCTCACCAGTAGCATCGTGATAGTAGGTGCGGGCTTCGGTATGGTCTGTTTGATCAATGTCGGGACTATAATAAATGTTTTTTGCTACACTGCTCCATTTTGAGCCTGGAGCACCGGCCATAAAGATATACTTCATTCAGGTTTTATCTTTTTAGCAATTGGTTGCCATACTTGACGTAGTCGTACCATACTAGCTCTAACCCCCTCAGGTGTATGTTCCGTTGGAG